AAAAGAAGTTGAAGTTAAGACTGCTAAGATGGAAGCAGAACGTATGCAAGCATTGAGTAATCAAGGTGCTCAAAGTATCGCTTACATGCAAGCGCAGGCTATGATGAATATCTCAGAAGGTATCAAGAATGGTCGTGTGCAAACGATTGTTGTACCAGCAAACTTCAATGCGCTGATGCTGCAAAAATGAATGAACGACCGATATGGATTTAACTTACTAATGGAGTCGTAGATGTATCAATTAATTTTATTCACATTTTTAATTACCAATGGTAATTTGGATGTTTACCAAAACAAACTCGATTCTTTCTATACTGCAAAAGAATGCGAGCAGTTCAAAGCTGTGGTGGAAAAGAACACTCTGATGAAATTGAATGAAAATATGACGAACGCTATTATTGTTTTTGAATGCAGGAGAGAGGTATGAGAAAGATAACCGTAAATCTGCTTGATCTAGAAATCATTAATAATATTGTGAAAGAAAATAATATTGAAACTTTTGTATTGAAACAAGAAAACAATTCAGGAATCGGTTATACAACGACTATGGAATTTGGGTTTACTTTAAATGATCGCGATTGCACTGTATCTATTCCTATTACGGATCAAACAAACTGGTGATTAAATCTATAGAAAAAATTTGGGCTCGGGCAACCGGGCATTTAATGGGACATACTGATTCGGATAGACCGGATGTCCCAATACTTACACTAAGAGAAGCTCGTATTGCTTTGTTCTTAAAAACATTCTGGGTCGTATTACATACGATTACCTGCTTCGTTATTATAGCAGGCGTCATTAGACATTGGTAAATATGTTTATACCTGAAAATACTTATAAAACTATTATAGAAAATACTATCAATATTTGTACAGATGTATGTTTAACGCATGATGGCAAATATTTGCTAATCAAAAGAACGGAAGAACCTTGTAAAGGTGTGTACTGGCCCATTGGTGGCAGGATTTGGAAGGGCGAAACTGCAGAACAAGCAGCAAGGCGAAAAATCTTGGAAGAAATTGGTATTTCGTATAACGGAATACTAAAACCTATGGGATATTATGAGGATCAGTATGCAGAAAATTCGTTTGGTATAGATACAAACTACTGCACAATGAGTATTTGTTTTACAGGAAACATTACCGACGTAAATTCCATAAAACTTGACAAAACTAGTGAAAATTGGGGATTTTTTGCAGAATTACCAAAAAGGTTTTCTGTTAAAAACTTTACATAATAAGACGGTGTCGAGTATGTTAAATATATAAGTAACAACACAACAGAAAGGCGTTGAAATGAGTTTTCTTAAAAAATTATTCGGCATTAAACCTAAAGCCGAGACAGAAAAACATCCTCTAGATTTTACAGAAAGAACTGCGGCAGTTAAAGAAGTCGTACCTGAGCCTGTAAAAGAAGAAAAAGTCGAAACTCCGGCAGCACCTGTAGAAGTACCGGTAGTTGTTGTCGAAAAAGTGGAAATTCCTCCAGCACCCGTAGAAGTACCAGTAGTTGTAGTGGAAAAACCAGTAGAAGTTGTTGCTGCACCTGCTCCAGTAGAGCAGAAAAAGGCAGTAAGCAAACCAGCAGTTAAAAAGGCTACTGCGGGAAGGAAGAAAAAAGCCAAATAAAAAAATAAAGGGGAAAATATGGCAGACGAAGACAAAGACGCAGGAGCGGAGACTCTAGTTAAAAACGATAATACAGATTGGATTAACAAAAAATGGCGTCCTTTTATGGGTTGGATTTATATGCTAACCTGTACAGCCGATTTTGTAGTATTTCCGGTTTTATGGTCTATTTTACAAACGCTACAAGGTGGACAAGTAACTAGCCAATGGAATCCGCTGACACTACAAGGAGCAGGTCTTTATCATATTGCTATGGGTGCCGTTCTTGGTATCGCTGCATATGGTAGAACAAAAGAAAAAGTAGAAGGCAAAGCATAATTATGTGAGAGCGGGGCAATCCCGCTCTTTTTGCTTGACAAGTGTGCTGATAGTAATTATAATATTTTATATTAAGGAGATAGTATGTCAAATCATAAAAATCGTGACCCAAACACCACCAAATCTGGTAAACCAAAACTACATTCTAAACCATTAGCCGAATTACAAGCAATGGTAAAAACAGTAAGACCAAAACAATTGACAATGCTTAATAAAGCTATCATGAAAAAAACAGGCAGGGGCGGTTAATGACTGTTACATATAGTATGCCGTGGGGAGTTCCCTCATTTGAAGAACATATAGGTGCAGCCAATCAATTGTCAAATCAATTGGCGCAGATGGTTGCGGGGATTAGCGGGTTTACTCAACAAGATGCTGCTTATAATCTTGTCAGAGTAAAAAATATCAAACAAAGAAATTTACGAGAAAGTATTTCTAGAAATTTCTCAGGCAAGGTATATTTAACCGATCATATATTCCATGCGGTAAGATATAAACCGACGCACGCAAATATTGAATTTTTCAATATGCCAACAGTAGGTGCAAGTATTGAAAATTCCATTGTTGTTCTAAGTAATAACAATGTAATGACAAATAACAATCTAGATCGATATATGCAACTATACTTAAACAGTCCTAGTTCAGTATTTGCAATTTGGGACTTTGATAACCACCATTGGTTAGCTCTCTCTGGCGTATTGGCTGCACTATCCGATCTTTATGTTCCAACACATGCAGACAATCTTGAACCATTATCAAGATTAAATAATGTCATGGCTGGCCCTGTAGGTCCAGGTGTTATTCAATGGTCTAAAGAATTCTTAACCAATAATTTAGACATGATTATGTATACTGAAAGGACCAATGACCCTTTAGGTACACATATTGAATATCCTCAATTTATTAATAGACAAAAGAATTTACAAATCCTACAAAAAACGCTACCAAAAGTAAAACTTGTTGATGGGTCGTATCATAGCAGAGATGAACTAGATAGATTTAAAGAATGGTGTAGCCACAAATCCCATTGGGTTGTTCCTGTTCTAAATGACACTCCTATCCGACTATATGATGCATTAATAACAGGAGGAATACCAATCGTTCCTCGTTCTTTAAAGTATCATCGAGGTATTGAAAATTTACATGATCATGTTTTATTTTATGATTATGAAGACATTCAAAATCCGTTACCAATAACCGAAAGAGCGAATAACCTTTTTGATAAAAGGGGTATTCAAGGAATACTTGACAGACATCAATTAGTATATTATAATTACCATGTAGACAATAGAGTTGAAACTATTTTGAAAGCTGTACAAGATGAATTTTGCATCCCCAACTTGGTATAAAACTGCAGACGCGAAAGAACAAAAACTATTTAGAGAATGGCTCCATGGTCTTTTGAAAACGGATACTGTAGATTTGACTTTCGTTAAAAAAGATGATACAATAAGAGAAATGAAGTGTACTCTTATGGAATCAAAATTGCCGACAGGTTATGTCGTAGATCCAGATGCAGAAATACATGAAAATTATATTCATATTTTTGATCTAGAAAAACAAGCATGGCGTTCGTGCAGATTCGATTCCATTCGATCAATTAAATTTACTCTTGGAGCAGAAATTGGCGACAAAGAAACAGCATGATGCAGGCAAAATTCTTCAATCCGAACCTTTGGTGTCGAGGCTTGATCCTACATCCGAAAATTATACCATTACTTTACTAAGACTTAATAATTGGTATAGTACAGAAAAAACTAGAGCAGATGCTTATAAGTATTATGCTCAGTATATTAAAACATACCGTCCAGCAGAAACTAAATTCTTTTCCGAAGTGGAAGAACGAGACATACATATCACGTATGGATGGATGTGCCGTATGCTATTGCAAGGTGCGAATATTTCAGAAAAACATCTAAAAGGTTTTAATAACAATCTCGATGTCCTGTTGGATTTAGGTAAAGCTCGCTTCATTGAAAAGCAAAATGCCGTCAAGGTTGTAGTTAAAGAAGAAACTACAAAGCGACCTTCTATTCAAGAAGCAATGAAGGAAAAGATTTCCGAAACAATCGGTGAACTTGAAAACAGTCTTGATGAATATGTTACTCAGGATAAAGATATTAATCTTTATAACTATTTGAAGTCCAATCAAGTACCGGCTCCTTATGTTTCAGACATTAAGACATGGAGTCAAAAGCGATTGGATGAATTTACTGAAGTTGTTGATAGTAAAGACTCACAATTAATCGAAGGTTACTCTAACATCAACAAACGCAAGCTTAAAAATATCGTCAAGATGTTTGAATCCTTTCTTGAAGACTGTGACAAGTATGGACAGTTTAAGAAAGCTAATCGTAAGCCAAGAGCTACGAGAGAAAAACCTGCGGCAGTCCAAGTTAAAAGTATTAAGCATAAGCTCAAAGATGAAGAACTAAATTTGACATCTGCAAAGGCTATTGACCTTGTAGGTGCGGAACAAGTCTGGCTCTTTAATACCAAGACTCGCAAATTGGCGGTTTATGTATCTGAATCGACTAAAGGTATGTCTGTAAAAGGTACAGCATTGCAAAATTGGTCTCCTGACAAGTCAAAGCAAAAGACTTTGCGCAAACCTGCAGAACAAATTAAAGATTTGATGGCCGCAGGTAAAGTTAAATTGAGAACCTTCTTGGATGACATTAAATCTAAGCAACAAGCAGTCAATGGTAGGATAAATATAGATACAATCATCCTAAAAATTATAAGGTAACCATATGGCAGCATTAGACTTAAGTTATTGTCAGTTAATTAAAATTGTATTGTCTCAAATTGGAGGCAATCCATTACAACAAGTTTATAATGAACTTCATCAAGGTAAACCGGGCATTATTCCTGGTTCGGGTGTTATTCCGAATGCTTTGTCCGAAGTAAAATCATTAGTAGATACTGTAACTAATACTATACATGCAGCACAAGTTGCGGCAAATGATTTTTCTTCAACACTTGAAGATATAGGTGGCTTGTTTTATCAAAATCCATTAGGTACAGCATTGGCTGGTGCTATTGCAGGTATTGATGGTAGATTAGTTGTGGTCGCCAATCAAATTACTATTAAAAATAATAGAATTAATGATATCAATACAGGATTTGATATTTACGGAAATCCTTATGTATCACCTCCGGGTGAAACATTGGCAAGTGTAACCGCAGAAAGAGATTCGTATATTGCAGAACAAACTACATTAAATACAAGCAGGGCAAGTCTTATAACCTATAGAGATAACACCAATCGTTTGTCTGGAGTAACTACAAAGCAAACAGGTGCCGCATTAGCAGGAGGTTGCTCTTTGCAAGATTTATTAGGATCGGCTTGCACGCCAAATGACGATGTGCCGGATATAGATTTGCAGGCTTTGGTTGATTCTCTTAAAAATAAAGATTATATTTTGGCATTTACCAATATCATTAACAATGCAACGGGATACGCAGATTATCAACAGGCATTGGCTACATTCAATAGCACAATTAATGGGTTAAACGCATCCTTTATTGCATCTATTAATAAAGCATCTATACGAAATGCGGTAACAGCGCAAATTACGCAAATGGTTTTTAACCTTTTGTCCGGTTGCGGTGGGCAAGTATTGGATATAACTCTACAATCAAATGTTAAGGCGACCGTGTCTAAATGGGTTAGTCTTTTAGAAAATCAAAATGCAAACGCAAACGCATACGTTGATGCCAATGGCGATGTAGTAACAGTATCACCGACAGAAACTTCACCTCTTATCTCAGCAAGTATTACAGTAAAAGAAATTTAAATTATGATCGTAGTTGACTTTAATCAAACCGCTATCTCCAATCTAATGATGGAGTTAGGTAATCGCAAAGACATCACAGTACAGGTACCTCTCCTGCGCCATATGATTCTTAATTCTATTAGAAGTTATAAACAAAAATTCGGCAAAGAATTTGGTGAGATCGTTATTGCATGCGACAATCAAAGCTATTGGCGCAGAGAGTACTTTAAGTATTATAAGGCAGGCCGGAAAAAGGCAAGAGAAGATTCTGGTCTTGATTGGAAACAAATTTTTGAAGCACTTAATCTAATTAGAAGTGAGATTGATGTGTTCTTTCCTTATAAAGTTATTAATGTCGATGGTGCAGAAGCGGATGATGTAATTGCAGTATTAGCAGAGTGGTCTCAGACTAATGACACAAGCAGTGTTCTATTTGATGAACCAAAGCCATTCTTAGTTTTGTCCGGAGATCACGACTTTATTCAACTTCAAAAGTATGAGAATGTAAAACAATATTCTCCTATTCAAAAGAAGTATGTTAAACCGGACATTAGTCCAGAAAAATATATCTTTGAACAAATTATCAGAGGAGATAAAGGCGACGGTGTTCCGAATGTCTTTTCTGCAGATGATAGCATTGTTCAAGGTGTTAGGCAAAAACCTGTGTCCGCTAAAAAGGTAGATATTTGGTACAAGGATCCCGATGAGATGCCGCAGGACGATGACTTCAAAGCAAATTATGATCGCAATCGTGTTCTAGTTAGTTTTGATTGTATTCCGAAAACAATTAAGGAATCTATTATAAATAGTTATGTTGAAAAGCCAACAAAAGATAAAAGTAAATTGCTAAACTTTTTCATTGAACATAAAATGAAAAATATGCTTGAAGTTATAGAGGAATTTTAAATGAAAACAACAGTACCACAAATTCTAGAAGAAGTAGAAAAAGCAGTAGGCAGAGAAAACAAAATTAAAGTTCTTAAAGCCTACGAACATCAAGTCCTTCGAGGAATTCTACAAATCAATTATGATCCGCGTGTAAAGGTAAATTTGCCTGAAGGTGAACCGCCTTTTAAGAAAGATACTTCTATTCCTGTAGGATATTCTGAAACAAATCTATATACAGAATTTAGGCGTTTTTATATTTGGTTAGACGCAGGTGTTAATTTAACCAAAATGCGAAAAGAACAATTATTCATGCAGATGTTAGAAGGTATACATTGGACAGAAGCTGAATTGGTTTGTTTAGCTAAAGATCGCAAATTACAAACTAAATATAAATCGGTTAAAGAAGATTTGGTTAGAGAAGCATATCCAGATCTAATGCCTCCTAAAATAAAAGAAGTTGATGTAGTAAAAAAGACCCCGGCTTCTTTGACCGAATAATCAAAATATTCAAAAAGGAATCGGAACCTCTTCCTAACAAAGAAGCCTGGTCGGAGATGGGATCAATTCCGGATGATCCAATTTATGATAGTAGACAAGTGACCGAATATCAATACAGAGCATTTGACAAGTATTGAAAAAGGTGTTATAATTATGTTATTCGTGAGGAGTATTGTATGACTATGCACATTGTTGGACCTTGGCTTTCTACAGGTGGAAAGAAAAAAGGTAAGTTTAAATTTAAGAATGCAGAAGAGGCTCGACGTGCTCGCGAGCTTGATGCAGAATGGAAAAAACTTCTAAAGTCTCATGGCGAGGCTCAAGAAGAAAAAACACGCCAACGAGCTCTCGCAGCTGAGACATTGTCCTACAAATTGTCTACTCCCGTTGGCAGAACAAATACCAAAAATATTCCTAGTCGTAATACTGGCGATGGTATCGGTAGTTCTAAAGCAATTCCTCAGTATACAGGCACAAAAATGCTCGGCATTGGTACTATGCACAAGTCCAATGCTGTTCCTATCTTTAGTGATGATGAGGCAAAATCAATTTCAAGTATGAGGCGCTAATGAAAATAGTATTGGTAACCGGCGGATTTGATCCTTTACATAGTGGTCATATCAAATATTTAAAAACTGCAAAAAGTTTAGGCGATAAACTTGTAGTAGGCATTAATTCTGATGCATGGTTAACTAGGAAAAAGGGTAGACCTTTTATGCCTATTGCAGAAAGATCTTCAGTAATTCGAGAATTATCTTGTGTGGATGAAATTGTTTCATTCGATGACTCATATGATGCCGATGGAAGTGCTAAAAGATTTATTCAAGATGCGTTAAACTTATATTTAACTGATGAAATAATTTTTGCCAATGGTGGCGATAGGAATAAAGATAACATTCCTGAAATGTCTATTCAAGATAATAGATTAAGTTTTGCATTTGGAATAGGTGGAGACGACAAAGCAAATTCAAGTTCATGGATTCTTGAAGAATGGAAACATCCCAAGACTATTCGTCCATGGGGCTACTATAGAGTTTTACATGAGGAAGGTAAAACATTAAAGGTAAAAGAATTGGTTGTAGAACCAAATAAACGATTAAGTATGCAAAGGCATAAAGATCGTTCTGAACTGTGGTTTGTATCTGAAGGTGTAGCAACCGTTGGCACTATAAATCCAAGATCAACTGATTTTGTTATTAGAGGAGTTTATCATTACAATGCTTATATATCTATTAGTAGTACTGAATGGCACCAATTAATTAATGAAACAGATAACCCATTGAAAATTATTGAGATCCAATATGGATCAAATTGTGTTGAAGAAGATATTGAAAGGAAATAATTATGACTATCCCATCAAGCCCAACCGACCGTAAAGAGATTCTAGAATGCATGAAAGAAATTAGTGCTTCTATGGCTCGCACAGAAGGTGAACGTGAATTTATTCGTGAAGCAATTAAAGACATTTGCGAGAAGCATGAATTGTCAAAAAAGACATTTCGTCGTATGGCAAGAGTTTATCACAAGCAAAATTTTAGTCTTGAACTAGAAGAACACGAAGAGTTTGAGACTATGTATCAAACTATTACCAATAGTACTACAATGGAAAAACAAACTGCCTAATATGTTTAATCAATATATCCTTGAAGCCAAATATCTAGATAAAATTGGTCGCGTTAAGAAGAAAACCATTGTTGGTGTGTTCAAAGATTTAGAATCTATTGAACCCGTAAAAGAAAAATTAATTTCTGAGGAAAAAGACTATAAAATGTCCTTTAAAATCAACGGGCAAT